GCCACTTAATCAACTTAGGATGATTGAAGATGCTACTGTTATCTATCGTATTAGCCGTGCACCTGAGCGCCGCATATTTTATATTGATGTTGGTAATTTGCCTAAGTTAAAGGCAGAACAATATCTCCGTGACATCATGGTAAAATACAAGAACAAACTTGTATATGATGCCAACACCGGTGAAGTCCGTGATGACCGTAAATTCTTGTCGATGATGGAAGATTTCTGGTTGCCACGCCGTGAAGGTGGAAAAGGTACAGAGATTACAACATTACCTGGTGGTCAGAACCTAGGTGAACTGGAAGATGTTAAATACTTTGAAAAGAAATTATACAAAGCATTGAATGTTCCTGTATCTCGTTTAAATCCAGAAACATCAGGTTTTTCACTTGGTCGTACTAATGAAATTACCCGTGACGAATTAAAATTTGCCAAATTTGTAGACCGTCTACGCAATCGTTTTACTGATTTATTTGAACAAGCACTCCGTATTCAATGTGTACTAAAAGGTATTTGTACAGATGTTGAGTGGGCTGAATTTAAAGAATATATTCATTTTGATTTCATTAAAGACAATAACTTTACTGAACTTAAAGATGCCGAATTAATGACTAATCGTTTACAGTTATTAGGTTCTGTTGATCCATATACAGGTCGTTATTTCTCACAAGCTTGGATTCAAAGAAATGTATTGCGTTTAAATGATGATGAAATCAAATTAATGCAGACAGAGATTGACAAAGAAAAAGAAGAAGGTCTTGGATTACCAGTTGGTGTTATGAATGACGTATCACAACAACAAATGATGGCACAAGTACCAGCACAACCACAGAATCCAGCCGACCAAGAACATGAGGCTGAAATGGCACAACAGGCAGCCAAAGATGCAGCAAAAGCAAGCACTAAAAAAGAAGAAACTAGTGCTACATTATTGAAATTGAAACAAATATTATAAATATTTTGAACGGAGAATAAAATGGACCCAAGACAAATTATCGATTATGCACAACAGGACAATGGCGTAGAGTTTCGTAATGCTCTATATGCCAGTATTCACGATAAAGTGGCATCTCATATTGAAGCCAAAAAACAAGAGATTGCTCAAAATTTAATTTCACCACAAGATGAAGTTGAACAAGACGAAACAATTGAGCAAGAACAAGAAGTGTCGCAGGAAACAGAAGTTGAAAACACTTAAACAGTTAATGTCCGAGGCAAAAAGTCCATCAAAACCGATGGATCCTCCAACTGTTTTATTAATGAAAAGAAAGTCGGTTAGACAGTTTCCAGATGGCCAAAGAGTGGCATTATATTATGTGGAAAAATTAGATAAATATGTAACCGTACCATATACTGCAATGCAGTGGTCTACAACAGTACCACCAGAATTTAAATAGGATAAAAAATGGCAATCTCAAATACTATACAAACTTTAGTTGACACTAATACTAGAACGGTTATTAAACGTATTGGTATTATTGATTCTGACGAAAACGATACAGTTATCATTGAACCATTAAAATTGTTTGGTGCTTTAAATGCCAATGGCGCATACTATCAAACAGGTAATACAACTCCAGCTGGATTAGCAAATAATGCATTTACAATTTCAAGAATTCTTGCTTCAGTAGATGCTGAAGTTGGTCATTTACAATTAAAGTGGCAAGGTGGAACTGATAGAACTATTGTTGCATATGGTGTTGGAACACACGATAGCAATCCACAATATCAATTCCCTTCTATTCCAAATAATGCCATTGGTCCTACAGGTAACGTAACAATTAAAACTGTTGGTACAACCGCTAACGCAGCATATACAGTTATTATTGAGTTACACAAAAATGGTGCTTACTATGATAGAGGTCAGTTGACCGATCCAGCAGCGTTTAACTATGGTGCTTATGCATTAAAACCATAATGAAAGATTTTGTTTCTAAACTTCTTGCCGGTAGTCTGGTAGAAGCCAGGGAACTGTTGGAAGATAAGCTTGATGAGTTAATCGAAGAAAGATTAACCGAAGAAAAGGCCAAAATGGCTTTGGAAATGTTTGATTTGGACGAAGCTAATGTCCAAAAAATGGGTAGAATGAAACTGGTTCGTGTGAGGATCAGAAAAGGAAAGGTTCAAAGACGTAAAAAACTTTCTGCCATACCCGGTTATACTATGCGAGGAGGTAAACTAACTCGTATGTTGCCAGCTGAACGCAGGCACCGTAAGATGGCTGCTAGGCGGTCTAAGTTTAAAAGGCGTGCTAAATTGGGACAAGCACTAAGAAAAAGAAAAATGTCCTTACGCAGAAGAAGTTCGATGGGATTATAAATGAAACTCATTAAAGAAATATACGAAACAGTAAATTATTTGGTCGAAGATGCCAATGGTAATAAAACATTGCATATTGAAGGACCCTTTCTTGTTGCCGAAAAGAAAAACCGTAATGGTCGTCTTTACGAAGCTGCAACATTAAGAAAAGAAGTAGACCGTTATACAGAAGAATACATCAATAAGCATCGTGCTTTTGGTGAATTGGGCCATCCAGAAACGCCATCCATTAATTTGGATCGTGTATCACATATGATTACTTCTTTAAAAGAAGATGGTAATGTGTGGATTGGCAAAGCAAAGATTTTAGATACACCAATGGGATTGATTGCCAGAAGCCTTATTGAAGGTGGTGCTCAATTAGGTGTATCGTCAAGAGGTATGGGTTCATTGAAAAACGTTAACGGTGTTAATGTTGTTCAGCCCGATTTCTATCTAGCCACAGCGGCAGATATTGTAGCAGATCCTTCTGCACCTGGTGCGTTTGTACAAGGTATCATGGAAGGTAAAGAATGGATGTTAGTCAATGGTGTATGGACAGAACAAGACCAATCTCAGGCGATTCAACAGATTCGTCAGGCTTCACGCAAGGAAATTGAAGAAGTAAGTCTGCACATATTTGAAAACTTCATGAAAAAACTTTAAATATAAATATCCAATATAAATCAAGGAGATTTTTAAAATGGCAAAATTTAATCTGTCCGAAGCCGCTAAGCAAATTCTAGTCGGTGAAGGTTCCAAAGAAACGTTTGATTCAAACATTTCATCTAAACGCTCTGGCCAAAATGGTCCAGCCAAGTTACCAACTTCTGTTGGTTACGGCATGAAAGATGCTGGTAAAATTGGTGATTCACCAAACTCTACAAAAGATGAGTTACCAGATTATACAAAAGGTACACCAACAGCAACTCCTCCTGGTGCCACACCTCCTGTAAGTTCTGAGCCAATGAAAAAATTGGCAGCACAACCACAGAATGACAAAAATGGTGACCAGCCTGATGTTCAAGGTTCTGAAGATTCTTACGAAACTATTCGTGACCGTCAACCAGGTACAAAACCAAAACAAACTATGCAAGCAAATCCAGGTGCCACATTCCAATCTTATGGCGAAGAAACTGAATCTGATGAAGAAGTAGTTTCAGAAGAAAAAGAAGAAAAAGGCCATGAAGATGCTGCACAAGACAAAGCCCTTATCAAAAAAATGTTGAAGAAGGAAAAAATGAAAGAAGATTTAGATGCTCTTTTAGGTGGCGAAAACCTATCCGAAGAATTTGTAACCAAAGCTTCTACCATTTTTGAAGCTGCCGTTATTGCTCGTGCAGAAGAAGTTATTGCTGAAGCTGAAGTTGCTTTGACAGAACAGTTTGAAGTTGCTGTTGAAGAAATCAAAGAAGATTTGGCTACTAAAGTTGATGACTATCTAAACTACATGGTTGAGGAGTGGATGAAAGATAACGCTCTAGCAATCGAAAAAGGTCTCCGTGCTGAAATTGTGGAAGACTTTATTACTGGATTAAAAGGTTTGTTTGAAGAGCACTATATTGATATTCCTACCGACAAGGTTAATGTTGTTGAAGAATTGACCTCTAAAGTAGAAGAACTCGAAGCTTCTTTAAATGAGCAAATCAACAAAGGCGTTGAGTTAACCAAAGCACTTAACGAACAGAAAAAAATTGAGGCTATCTACACAGCGTGTGAAGGCCTGACTCAAACTCAAGTAGAAAAATTAAAATCACTCGCAGAGGGTGTGGAATTCACTACTGAGGAAGAATTTGTAACTAAAATGGAAACTTTGAAAGAATCATATTTCAAAGCAGATGTCGTAGTTGCAGACAATTCAGCTTTAGATGAAGTTCTAGTTGAAGAAGAAAAGAAAGCAGTATACGCTGATCCTTCAATGGAAGTTTATACAAAAGCAATTTCACAAACTCTGGCTAAGTAATTAGTCTTTTAATACATACAAAAGGATAATAAAATGTATTTGACAGAAGAACTACAAAAGAAATGGCAGCCAGTTCTGGAGCATCCAGAATTAGAAGCCATCACCGACCCATACAAGAAGTCTGTTACAGCTCTTGTTTTGGAAAATCAACAACAAGCAATGAATCAAGACCGTATGGCCTTGAACGAAGCTGCAACTGGCGGTTCTACTCCTGCTAACGTTACAGGTTCTGGCGTAAGCAACTTTGACCCAATTTTAATTTCTTTGGTTCGCCGTGCTCTTCCTAACCTAATCGCTTATGACGTTGCTGGTGTTCAACCAATGACTGGTCCTACTGGTTTGATTTTTGCAATGCGTGCTCGTTACGCTAACCAAACTGGTACAGAGGCATTCTTCAATGAGGCTAACACAGCTTACTCTGGTGCATTCTCTGAAAACAACCCATACGGTTTCCAAGGTACTCGTGCATCAGACGTAGCAAATTCATTCCAAAACCCAACAGGTAACACAACTACCTCTGGTATCGGAATGCCTACTGCTAACGCTGAGAGCTTAGGTACACAAGATTCTGGTCCATTAGTATTCCAACAAATGGCCTTCTCTATTGAGAAAGTTACTGTAACTGCTCAAAGCCGTGCTTTGAAAGCTGAATACAGTTTAGAACTTGCTCAAGACTTGAAAGCTATCCATGGTCTTGACGCTGAAACAGAATTGTCTAACATTCTGTCTACAGAGATTCTTGCTGAAATTAACCGTGAAGTTATTCGTACAATCTACACCTGTGCCGTTGCCGGTGCTCAGTATGGTACAACTACCGCTGGTTATTTTGACTTAGATACAGACTCTAACGGTCGTTGGTCTGTTGAGCGTTTCAAAGGTTTGATTTTTCAAATCGAGCGTGACGCTAACGTGATTGCCAAGCAAACTCGTAGAGGTAAAGGTAACGTATTGATTGTATCTTCAGACGTAGCATCTGCAATGGCTATGGCTGGTGTACTTCAGTATACTCCTGCTCTTCAAGCTGACCTCCAAGTTGACGATACAGGCAATACATTTGCTGGTCTGTTACATGGTCGTATCAAGGTTTACATTGACCCATATTTTGGTGGCTACACAAGCAACCAAGAGTTGGTTACAATTGGTTACAAAGGTTCCAGTCCTTATGACGCTGGTTTGTTCTATTGCCCATACGTTCCTCTACAAATGGTTCGTGCAGTTGACCAATATACTTTCCAACCAAAAATTGGCTTTAAGACACGTTATGGAATGGTTGCAAACCCATTCTCACAAGGTGCTTACAATCCTGGTGCAGACAATGGCAAATTGTTGGCTCGTACCAACGTTTACTATCGTTTGTTTGGTGTTAAGAACCTCATGTAATAGTAATACAAAAAAATCACCTTAGAGTGATATTTCAAAAGGACTCCTTCGGGGGTCCTTTTTTTTGGTCATATAAATACTAGTATGACAGCAATTACTAGAATCCCTCAAAATACAAACTATCTACAACCCACAAAATATTTGTTGAGTTTTGATAGAATTGGTTCAACACAATATTTTTGCCAAGCGGTAAATATACCAGGTATGAGTATTGGTCAAGCTCCAATAAACACACCAACTGTGGACATTTACGCACCAGGTAATAAAATAACCTATAATCAATTAAACATCGATTTTGCGGTTGATGAAAAGGTTGATTCATGGCGTCAAATCCATGATTGGTTCCGTTCCATCGCAGCACCAGAGAGTTTTTCTGAAAGAAAAAGGTTAACTGATATACAGAACCAATACAGAAATACTACTTCAGCAGCTTCAAAATATTATTCTGATGCCACTTTAACTGTTTTAAATAATCTGAATAATCCAGTACTGAGAGTTAAATTTGTCAATGCTTTTCCTATTTCATTATCAGACATTCAGTTTGATACCAAAATGACAGCAGATGACATCGTATATGCTACTGCTACTTTTGTTTTTGATTACCACATTTTTGAAGCAATATAGCTTGACAAATAAACTAATAGTGTAGTATCCTATAGTTTTATAAACCTTTTTTGAATATATTATGGAAAATTTAGAGCAAATACTAAAGTATTGGGAATCTGATACAGACATTGACCAAACCGAACCCGGTAAGGAGATGTTAAAGATTCCTAAACTACACAACAAATATCTCTCCATTCTCACCAAACATAAGATTGCCTCCAAAAAGGCACATTTTGATTACCAACGTATGCGTAAGGTAAAGATTGAGTATTATTCTGGTCGTATGGACCAAGAAGAACTTGATGCTCGTGGATGGACACCATTTCAATTTGTATTAAAATCGGATATCAATGCCTACTTAGAAGGTGATGATGACATGATTAAAATGTTAGAGAAGAAAGTATACCATGAAGAAACGGTATCTGTGCTTGAGTCCATACTAAATGAATTGAAACAAAGAACTTGGCAGTTAAGAGAATATATAGCATGGGAGAGATTTATTGGCGGCCAATGATATAGTAATCTCCAAAAAGAATGAAGTATATGCCAAGATAACTTGTGAAAAACACATAGCACAAGAGTTATCGGAATTTTTTACATTCTTTGTTCCTGGTTACCAATTTGTTCCTGCCTATCGTAACAGAATTTGGGACGGCAAAATAAGATTATATAATCTACAAACATCACAATTGTATTTGGGTTTGTTAGATTATATCAAACAGTTCTGTGAATCACGGGACTACACATATGAATATGAAAACAATTTAGATACGGAAGATGAGTACTCAGTATATCATGCGAAAAAATTTATCGAACAAATTAACCCACATGCTCGTGGCGAACCAATTGAAGTTAGAGAACACCAAATCAATGCCTTTGTCCATGCAATGCAGAAACGAAGAGCGTTACTATTATCTCCAACAGCTTCAGGCAAATCACTCATTATCTACCTTATCTTTAGACAACTCTGGCAATATCAAAACTTAAAAGGTCTTGTTATTGTTCCGACCACATCTTTAGTTGAACAATTATTCTCAGACTTTGGTGATTATAATAACGGCAGTATGGAAGAACACATACACCGTATTTACCAAGGCAAAGATAAAAACACCGATAAACCGTTGACAATATCCACTTGGCAGTCCTTGTATAAAATGCCAAAAGAATATTTTGAACAGTTTGATTATATCATTGGTGATGAAGCACACAACTTTAAAGCACAGTCTTTAACCACAATTCTTACTTCTTGTGTAAATGCCAAATACCGTATTGGTCTTACTGGTACACTTGATGGAACAAAAACACATAAATTAGTATTAGAAGGTCTTTTTGGTTCTGTTAAAAAAGTGGTAACAACAAAAGAACTGATTGACAAAGACCAACTATCCACTTTTGAAATTAAATGTCTTGTACTTAAACATACCGATGAAGAATGTTTATTTGTAAAAGATAAAACTTATGCAGAAGAAATTCAGTATCTTATTTCACACGAAACTCGTAATAAATTCATTAAGAATCTTGCGGTTAGCTTAGGCAAAAATACACTTGTTTTATATCAAATGGTTGACAAGCATGGCAAGATCCTGTATGATATGATAAAGGATACGGAGAAAATTGGCAATAGAAAAGTTTTCTTTGTACATGGCGGTGTTGATACATCAGACCGTGAAGAAATTAGAAGTATTATGGAGATAGAGCAAGATGCTATTATTGTGGCTAGTTTTGGTACTTTTAGTACTGGAATTAATATTAGGAATCTGCATAACATTATATTTGCGATGCCAACAAAATCGAGCATTCGAACTTTGCAAAGTATTGGACGTGGTTTACGACAAAGTGATGGCAAAGAAATAGCCACATTATATGATATATCAGACGACCTCAGATATAAAAAACATATGAATTATACATTAAAACATTTCGTGGAAAGAACTAAGATATATAATGAGGAGAAGTTCCCATTCAAAATTTATAAAATAGGACTAAAAAATGGATAATATTAGAATAGTCAAATTACAGAATGGTGAAGATTTAGTAGGTACATTAACAACAAATGAATATGGCAATTACAAATTAGAAGAACCAATGTCTTTTAGTATTGATTTTCGGCACAATTCTTCTGGTTTAATTATGAGGCATTGGTTACCTGTACAATTGATTAAGAAAAATGAAATTGAATTAACTCACAAAGATGTATTGGCAATATTAGAACCAGCAGAAGATTTCTGTGAATATTATTATAATACTGTGGAAAAGATTAAAACGTTATTGGCAGCAAAGAACGCCATTGATGATTTAGATGATGATGAAATACAGGAAATGATAAATGAATTTGAAGAACTTAGGAATAATGGAGATACAATCCATTAATACTTTCAACCAAGGACATACTCGACTATACACACTTGTCAAGCATATGTCAACAACATTATGTGGTAAACATGGCTACTAAACAAAAACATTATATAAACAATGCCGACTTTCTACAGGCTCTAGTTGACTATCAAGATGGTTGTAAAGAGGCAAAAGAGAATAAAACGGAGCCTCCTCCTATTCCTAATTACATAGGAGAATGTTTTATGAAGATTGCTGAAGGTCTGTCACACAAACCTAATTTCATTAATTATACCTATCGTGATGAAATGATGGCAGATGGTATTGAAAATTGTTTGATGTATTTTGGTAACTTTGATGCTACCAAGTCTAAGAATCCGTTTGCTTATTTTACTCAAATTATCTATTATGCCTTTTTACGAAGAATACAAAAGGAAAAGAAACAAACTTATGTAAAGTATAAAGCTACTGAACAAATGGGTATATTAGATGAAATGGAATTATTAGAATTTGAAGATGGTACCACCAAACAATTCGAACTATATGATAATATTGCTCAATTTATTGAAACTTATGAAGATGCTAAGAAGGCTAAAAAAGAGGTAAACAAGCCAAAAGGCCTTGAAAAGTTTTTAGGAGAATGATATAATGTACAAAGTTAATTATACCTTAAATGCAGGAAGCTTAAGGTTCAAAACATTTGAAACACTACATGAGGCAACTGTATTTGCCAATAAACAACCACTTGAATCAGTATTAGAAATTAAATATTATAATGATAACAGTACCAAAAAACCTGAACGAAACTAAAGTAGCAATTATTACTGACCAACATTTTGGTGCTCGTAATGATTCAACACATTTCTTAGATTATTATGAAAAGTTCTATAGAGATACATTTTTCCCAGTTATCGATGAGCACAATATTTCTACTGTACTTATTTTGGGTGATACTTTTGACCGCCGTAAGTATGTAAATTTTTATTCTTTAAAGCGTGCCAAAGAAATGTTCTTTGATGAATTGGCAAAAAGAAATGTCAAAGTACATATGTTGGCTGGTAACCATGATACCTATTTTAAGAATAC